GCCACCTACCTGAACCTCAAGGTCGGCGACCCCGTGGTCTTCAGTGTGATTAACACTGAAACCGGCGCAAGCGGTTCCGGCACCCTTCCTGCCGGCATTACCGCTGCCACCACCTACTACGTGATCAGCTACACCGCCAGCACTGGTGTACTGCAAGTGTCCGCTACCCTCGGCGGCTCCACCATCACTATCACGGACGACGGTACCGCCGTTTCCCCCAATGCTTTCCAAGTGGCTTACGCCGCACCTGCTGTTGTGGGTTCAGTCCGCGAGTGGAGCTTTGAGATCACCCGCGCAGAAATCGACGTTACGACCATCGGCCAAACCATCGGTCAATACGCCCCGTTCCGCAGCTACATCACCGGCTTCGCCGACGGCTCTGGTTCCGCCACGGTGTACACCACCGATGACGACGCCAACCTGTCCAACCGGATGATCGAGGACGTGATCCAGCGCTCCCAGGCTGGCGCGACCATGAAGCTGTACATCGACCGCGTTGTGAGCGGCGGCTCTGTGGACGACGCCGCAAGCCGTTCGATCACCGTTCCCGTGATTCTGACTTCGGCCAGCCTCACCGTGAACCCGGACGACGGCCAGAGCGTGGAAATCGCCTTCCGCCCCAGCTCTGCCCCCACCTTCGACCTCTCCCAGTCCTGATAGGCTGCTACAGCAGTCAGTTCAGCAACCCCCAGCCTCTCACCGGGCTGGGGTTTTTCATTTCTACTCCGCTACACTATTGCCGTAACAGGCTGCAAGTTTTATGCCCGCCCCAACTGCATTGAGTGCCCTGGATCGTCTGCGCAAGGCAGCCAATCTGGAGCCTGTAAAGAAGGAAGTGGAGCTGACGGATGGTTCCGTATTCGAGATGTGGGTTGCCCCGCTGACGATGGCCGAGCGCGAGCGTGCTCAAAAGCAAGCCAAGTCTGACGACGCCACTGCTTTCGCACTCCAGCTACTGATCGACAAAGCCTGCGACGAGACTGGCACCAAGCTGTTCAAGCGCGGCGAGATCGACATCCTGAAGAACGAAGTCAAGGACAAGGATCTCCAGTCTCTGATGCTGGCGATTTTGACCGACGACTCGGAAGAACTGGACACCAAAAGCGCTTGAGGCGCAGCTTAAAAAGGACGGCTACGTCCGCATCCAGTTTTTTATCGCCGAAAAGCTGGGCTGCACGCTATCCGAGCTGCGTCAGCGGATGACGGATACCGAGCTGATGGGCTGGTACGTCTACTTCAAGATCCAAGCGGACGAGGAAAAAGCCGCCTACGACAAAGCCAAACGCCGCCGCTAGCCGGCGGCTTTTTTACGGGATAGACTTCATGCAGCCTAGATACTTGGAACGTGGCCGGCTACTCCGCAGTAATTGATCTCCGGGTAAACGGCTTAGAAGGTCTGCGCGTTGTAACGGAGCGCGTAGAGTCTATAAATAGACTAATAAAAAGCGTAAAACCTGTACCTACACTTTTTTCTGGGACGGCAGCTACAGAAGTAAAAACAGTTACCAAAGAGTTGAGTGAGCTAGTAAAGAAATACGCAGACGGAGACACTAGAGCAGTTAAATTTTCTACTTCTCTCGCCGGACTAAATAACCAGTTAAATGCGTTTAAAACTGTAGCTGCAAACGCAAAAGTAGGGTCTACAGAATTCACTAACTCTTTAAAAGCGGCCGAACGCGCGTCTAACAATTTAGTTGCGGCTGAGCTGGAACGTCTGCGAGTACTTGAAACCATCTATACACGAGAAGCGGCGGAGAGCGCAAAAGGCCCGTCCGGAATGACTAAAAACGTACTTGAACTTGGTAAGCAACTACCTACAAGTATCGCAGGATTAAAAGCGTATGCAACAGAACTAGATCGTGTATTTAACCTTGTGGAAGCTGGCAGCCTAGACTATCGCACATTACAACAAGAAATAACCCGCGTAAATAAAGCTTTAGATGTAGCTTCAGGCCAAGGAGCTATGCAAGGACCTGCGCTGCCTCCACAACCCGGTAGACCTGCGCCGGGTACGCTTCGTTTCCGTCAGGGGATGTCAATAAACGAACTGGAAGATCTAAAACGTAATTGGACCGAATACCTTAATACTTTACCTTTCCAAGGTAAGCAGTTTACAGTTGTCGATAGACAAATCGGAAAGATAGAACAAATCTTGGGTCAAGGCGGGAAGTACGGCCCAGCTTTACCACCGGGATTTAGCGAAAGAGGAATTACGCCCGCTGCCGCAAAGGAAAAAGCGCAAGCCGTCTCGGACGCTGGGGCAGGTAGGCAAGGACCATTGTTACCGCTTTCTGTTGGCGGTGGATTCGACCTTCCTCCTTTCTTAGACCGCTTGGCGCCACGACCCCTTCAGGGGATGCAGATGGCCCTGTCTAAACCAGGACGGGCCGACGCGATAATCGGTGGAGCATTTCCTGCTCTATTTGGTGGTGGCCCCGGCTCAATTCTCGGTGGAGCTATTGGCGGTCTTGCCGGCGGCATAATGGGCGGTCCATTAGGAATGGCCCTGAGTGTAGGTATTTCGGCGATAGGACAGAAGATAGACGAAGCCGTACAAAAAGTTAAGGAGCTTGGCGACGCATTAAGTACATTAAATGTTGATCGCTTACGCGAAACTTTTATCATAGTAAATGCGGAACTTGAAACAACAGTACGCAGATCTTTGGAATTAGGTAATGGCGAAGCTGCCCGTGCTGAGCTAGCTAGAGAAATTGCTTACCAAACGGGCGCAGTGGGTCACGCAATAGAAGATTCAACAAGCCTCACCAATCTTTTAGGTGACGCCTGGGGCGAACTAACAGGCTCAGCATCAGCGCTGCTTAGCATGATTGCTATGCCATTTACTGCCGCACTAGCCGGGATTGTAAAGATACTTGCTTTAGCTGTTAAAGGAGTCAATTTTATCTTTTCTGTTATTGGCGCGGGGTTGCGCACACTACTGCCCGATGTACTTAAAAATGTAAAAGCCACCAATGAGGAAGAAGAAAAGTTAAAGGCAGCTTTGGTCGAGTCTACCGATGCAGCTCACAGAAGACTTCTTATTGCCGTTGAACAGGAAAAAATTGATGTACGTCGTACTCATGCAGTAACAACACTCGGCAAGCTGATCAATTTACAAGCTGATACGGAGATAAAACAGTTAAAACTAAGGGAGGCCACAGAAGATAAAATTAGAGACTTGAAAGTTAAGTACTCTAAGTTAACAGACGAAACATCTAAACGGGAGTTAAATCTTGCTATAGCTCAAGAGCAAGCTCAGTTTAATATCGCAAAACGCGAAATAGACCGTGCTGCTAATCGTGAACGGCTAAAAATACTTAATGATCAGATCATAGCGCAGGATAAATTACAGCAACAGATTATTTCTAACACACTTCAGATCGAAACAGCACGCAGCTCAGCTCGCCAGCAAATCCTCGCCGCACAAACCCAAGAGCTGGAACAGCGCAAGCAGTTTGCGACTTCATTAAACCAAGAGTCGGCCATAAATAATCAGATAGCCACCAATAAAATAACTGCCGCTAAAGAGACATTTAAGCAGCTGGAAAAAGAGCAAGCCACTCGCGCAAAACTGGCAGCGGCTGAGCTAGCGAGCGTAGAGGCGGCCTACAAGCGAGGTTTTGCTACAGAAACACAGTTACGTACCGCACAAGAAAATCTAAACACTGTATCGAAAACGGTAGATGCAACTCTTGAGGGCGCAAGAGCAACGGAACAGCAGGCACTCAAAACAGCCGACCTGGAGCGCCGACAGGCAAATGTGGCGGACTATGCAGAAAGAGCCGCTTATCAGACGGAACTATTTAATAGAGCTACGGAAAAGAGTTTGAATACGTTAAACAGTAATTTAAGTGTAATGGAGGCGTACAACCAAACACAGCTTACAATCAACAACCTGGAGATTCAGCGCCTTGAGACACAGATGAGTCTCAATAAAGAAGGCCGTGTGCAGTATGACACGATTTACAAAATTGCCGAGCTGGAGAAAGCCAACGCACTTGCAACTTTACATCTTACGCGTGCCCAAATCCAAGCCGAGGTGGAGCGTCAGCGGATTGCGGTACTTAACGCGGAAGTTAAATACCAAGAGCTGGTGGCCGTCGCCGAAATAGCTCGTGCTGAGGGCGTCATTACAGATGCCCACACAAGAGCAATCCAAGCCCAAGCTTCTGCCGTGGATCTGGCGTATCAAAATCTTGACACCAGCGTAAAGATCGCAAACGAGCAAATGCGAGCAGCCGATGCTGTTTACAACGCTGCGATCGAAGCCGCTGACCTAAAAGTAAGCACAACGATAGCCGCCCAAAAAGCGGCATCTTTTGCATCTTCTATGCAAAGTGCGGCTGGTTCAGCACAGGCAGCGGCAGACGCAGTATCTAGCACAAATCAAGAAGGAGTTGTGGCTACTGGAACAACTGTGACTCAGATTATTGCATCTCCGGTACTTACCCGCCTCACAAAGTTTAATTTTGGCGCGACAAAGCCTAAACTACTAGAGGCGGCAAAAGAGCGCTTCGGTAAACAGGTAGAAGAATTGCAGCGTCACTTGGAGGAATTAGATGCTGCTAGGGAGCAGCGCTTAGCCTCTATCAGAGAAAACGTACGAGTATTTACGGAAGAGCGTAAGCAAGAGATGGCTGCCTTTATGCAGTCACAGGCAACCAGTGCTTATAGCCCTGGCGCTGACACTCCTAGCACAATTAATGTACAGACAGGTCCGGTGATACAGCAGGATAATCAGATGTATGTCACCATGTCCGACATGGAAAACGCTATGCAGACAGTGGCAACTACTATATTAGGTAACAACCGGTCCGCTGGCGGTCGCCGCTTCGCAGGTATTAGCTGATGAACAGAGGTCAAGCCCTATACCTAAAGGTCTACGACGCCAGCAACACCTACCAGCGCTGGCAGGCGTACTACATCAATCAGACAATCACCTTCGATTCCGTCACCTGGGACTATCACCCGTTTACGGTTGATGCGTTTGTCGGCGGCGGGAGTGGTACGAACAGTGAGCTTGTACTGAACGTACCCGCCACGAAAGCCGCAGTCGATACTTTTAACTACGCCTTGGCGTTCAACTGGCTTTGCGAGGTCAAGTTGTACGAGTTCAATGTGTACGCGACTCAGGTTGGTCCTCCAAGCGGTCAGGTTTTGATCGCCGCAGTGACGGGCGAAGTCACGGGTATCTCTGGCTCGTTCACATCGCTGGATGTAACCTTAGGTTCAGGCATGGCACCAATCGGCGCTCAAGCCCCACCGCGTAAGTACACCACTGGATTGGTTGGGACGCCCCTACGGTTATGAGCTTTCGCATCAGCGATCCACTGGCACTGCTGCCCTACCAAACAGGGTTGCTGACACCGCCACTGGTGAACGCTGCTGCCGAAGGAAATACCAGCCTCGACTCTCAACAACAGACTGTTGTTCTTGGTGAGCCAGTTCCTATTGTTTTTTGCAGGCGAATTGACGGCAACGGCGGGGTTTTTGTAAGCCCTAAAGCAACAGAAGCGCGTTTTACTAACAGTGCAGTAACTAATGTGCTCGTTGCGCGTCTTGAACTTGTACTTAGTGAAGGTGAGCTGCCTTTACTGCAAGTTCGGGATGTTTTCCAACGCGCTTGTAGAGTAGGCCAATGGCAGCAAGCATATGACTCGCGTGCCGGAGATTGGAACCCTGAAGTCGTTGTAGTTACGGTCAGCGGCACAACGCCCTGGAATGTTCCGTACTACGTCGGTACAAGCGGCAGTTATGACAATATGACCACGCTGAGTTACCTAAACTTTTTTGCTGACGGCGATACTAACTGGAACAAGCAGGTTCATGTATTCGTGCGAGAGGGGATGCAAGTAACGAGAATTATTGATAGTGTTTACGGACCCAGCAATAACTTTATCGACCTAGCACTGTACCTGATCCGTCAATCCAGCCGCATCCCAGAGGCGTTAATTGATAGCGGTGAAATGCTAACCGCTGCTCGTTTTACAGACACAAACGGGCTGTATTTTAACGGTGTCATCAGCGAATCTGTAAATCTAGAGGACTGGCTCTATGAAACCAGTGGTGGTTTCCTACTGCGTACCAGTGAGCGCAACGGTAAAAAGATCTTCAAGCCTCGTCTGCCGATTAACGGCGACTGGACGATCAACACTTCAGCGATAACACCTGAATTTGTATTTAACGAGGAAACAGTAATTCCGGGCAGCTTTAGCATCGAGTACATCCCCCTAAGCGAGCGTAAGTCTGCTTGCATTACGGTGCTTTGGCGCCAGCAGCCTGACGATGACATTGGGATTATCCGCACCACGGAAGTACGTTTTGACGGTGAAGCGCTGAATGGTCCTTACGAGCAATATGACCTAAGTGCTTTTTGTACCAGTGAAAATCACGCGGTAAAAGTCGGGGTTTATCAAGCTGCCCGACGCCGGTACATCACACATAACCTCCGCATCCGTTCCCGCCCAGACTCCTTCAACAGCACCCTGGAGATTGGCGATATTGTTCGCGTCCAGCTACAGCGAGAAACTGACGCCTCTGATCTGTCTTATCACGACTTTTTCTACGAGGTGGAGCGCATCAGCAAGGCAACCTCTGGTGCAGTGGAGCTTGATCTAACACACTTCCCGATTGACGACCAAAACCGCAGCATTATTGCCCGCCAAGTTGCACAAGCTGTTGGTGCCGGTTATGTCATGCCGACAGGACGAACAGACTTCACTTGTGATGACGCTGGACGGCGTAATGATACGAGCAATATCACAGAACTTCCCGATCCAGACCCGCCGGTCATTCCACCATCTAGCAACTTCGAGTACGACTTACCTGAGTTGTCCGTGACAACACGAACAAATCCAATCACCATAGGTCCAGACGGCGTAGCAATTCCTGGAACACTGAACTTTATTGTTGGTAGCACTGGCGGCGAAAATCCATCTGGCAACACAGATGCATCGTCGATCAATCCTGCCGATCCGATTGCACCTTCAGCCCCCTCCATTAGTGGCATTACAGGACCAGAAGGGCATCCGCTACAGGGAGACGTGTTATCTATTACGCCTAATTGCCCCGATGGTAGAACCACCTGGTACTTAAAAGATCCTGAGACAGGCGATCTGACTGAAGTACAACAAGACGATCTTGTCGGTAATTCAAGCAGTGACTACACCGTAAAAGATGATGACATTGAGTACATTCTTGTAGCGATAACGCAATGCCCTGATCCAGCGTCGCCTGATGGTTATGGTTTACCTGCGACCACTACTACGGGCGCTGTATACCCGGACTGGAACCGATACAGTTATGTTCGATGGACAGGTACAGCTTCTAGTCCTTCGATCGTAACAGACTACACGACTGCTTGGTACTCTGGCTCTTGGTCTTGGGGCGCCTATTTAACTATCGGCCCAATGTTCGGGTGCTTTGGCGACTCTACTCCTCTTGAATCAAGCGGTTCATTTGTGGGTCCGCCTATTGGACCTATTCCTTGGCGTGCAACAGTAAGGGCAAAACAGATATCCCCATGCGGTGGTGGAACTTTATCTCTTGGTGGACTGGGTAATTCAGGTAATCCTGGTGGGTGCGCAGGCGGAAGTCCTGACCCTTACTTAGCATTTGGCTGTGTTGCAGAAGGATCGCTCTGGAGGGTATCAGGTGTCTGGCAATATGCAAACTTTGTGGACGGAGATTATCAGATTCAAGCCACTTGGAAAGGCACCCAAGATTACAGCGGTCCTGAATGATGGCTAATTTCCCCGCCCTAAACCCAAACACCCGGACTTTCACACCTGGAGGTTCGCCTGTTACTCCGCTTGACGCGTTAAACGGTGACGAACTCATGGTGCGCCATGCCAATAACGTCATCGGTTATCGCTTACGTCTAGGTTTTACCGGGCTAACAACCGATCAGCACTTCTCGATCACAAGCCACTATATGTTGCACGGGCGTTTTGACCCGTTCGATCTTGACGCTTTAACCCTTAGGGGCTCGAATCTGACTTTTCCGTCCGGCTATAGCTGGATCTACGCATCTCCGCCGAGTACAGCGTACTCCCCTGGAGTTATTACAGTTAATGTTGAGCTGGAGCTAGTGCCGCCTTACACATTATGAGCACGTTTCCAAGCCTGGTTCCGAACGAGCTTAGCTTCGACATGGGGCGGGCGAATATAAGCGAAGTCGCAACATTTGCGGGTCCAGTACGCTTTCGCCACAGCAAGCGTGTCAACCATCAAAACCTGCGCGTCAGTTATCGCGGCCTATCGCAATCACAAGTTGAGCTACTTCGTGAACACTACTACACAAATCAGACTGCCCCGGATTATTTCGACGTACCTACCAGCCTTTGGGGCGGACTAACTGTTGTCTCCTCGACAGCACTATACCGTTATTCGTCACCACTACAAGAAGAGCATTTAGGTCTTTATTACAACGTCAGTTTCTCGCTGCGCGTCATTGAAGGCGTAAACCTGCTTTACATCTTGGAAGGCGGGACAGCTGACAATCGCACACCAGCCGCATTTGCCTCCTTCGCGTTTAACGGTTATGAGCCGTTCATTCTTGACTGTTCCGGGGCTAGTGTTACAGCTACGCTTGTACTAGACGGCGGAGGCGCCAGCCAGTGACAACCCCTACAACAGTTCAAGTCCAGCTCAAAATACGCCAAGACACCGCAGCTAACTGGACTGCCCAAAACTCGCTGCTGCTTGCTGGAGAGCTTGGTCGAGAAACAGATACAGGCAAGATCAAAATCGGTGATGGCAGTACCCTTTGGAACGGGCTGTCGTATCAGCCGTTTGGCGGTCTGATTACTGATGCAGACATCTCCGCTACTGCCGAGATTGCAGTTAGCAAGCTTGCTGATGGTGCAGCGCGTCAACTGCTGCAGACCGATGCAGTCGGCACTGGCGTCGAGTGGACCGACAACGTAGATGTACCAGGCACGCTCGATGTAACTGGTGCAGCCACGTTCGACGATGACGTAACGATTGAAGGCGATCTAACCGTCAACGGCACGACAACCACGATTGACACCCAGACCCTGCTGGTTAAGGACAAGAACATCGAGCTGGCGGTGGTGGAAACACCAACCGATGTGACTGCCGATGGCGGCGGAATCACGCTGAAGGGCGCCACCGATAAAACGATCACCTGGAGCGATACCACCGACAGCTGGGAATTCAATCAACCAACAATCACCAGCGGCAGTAGCAGCGGCGCCAGCTTCATCCCCACCGGCAGCACAGTACCAACAAATGGGATTTATCTACCTTCCGCAAATAATGTAGCCATCTCGACTA